TGTAAATGATTCAGGTATGTTGATCAATAGAGGTAATCAAGATAATGGTATCTTTATGTGGGATGAATCTGCTGATAAATTTACATTAGGATTAACAACAGCAGATGGTAGTTCTACAGGTAATATTGCTCTTAATTCACTTGGTACTTTAGTTGCTAATTTAGAAGGTAATGTAACAGGTACTATTCAAACAGCAGCTCAACCTAATATTACAAGTATTGGTACGCTTACAACACTTACAGTTGATGATATAACTATTGATGGTTCTGTAATTTCTGATAGCGGAACTTTGACAATAGACGCAGGTTCAGATTTAAAATTAGATGCAGACTCTAGTAACATTTATTTAGCTGATGGCGGTAGTGATATTGCTTTACTTTCTACTAACAACCAAGATTTAAACATACGAAACTTAATTTCTGATAAGGATATTTACTTTCAAGGAAAAGATGGAACTTCAACTATCACAGCCCTCAGCCTTGATATGTCAGATGCAGGTACAGCTATATTTAACCATGATGTAAAACTTGGCGATAACAGTAAAGCTATCTTTGGTGCTAGTGATGATTTACAGATATACCATGACCAACCTAATTCTATAAATTATATAAAAAGTTTCACAAGTAATGAATTAAGACTTGAATCTAATGGTAATACAACAATTAGAACAAATAATGGCGATGATATGGCTGTATTTACTAAGAATGGTGCGGCTACTTTATATTATGATAACAACCCAAAACTAGCCACAACCTCAACAGGTATAGATGTAACAGGTGTTATAACTACAGATGGTCTTACAACTTCAGCAGACATTAACTTTGGCGATAACGACAAAGCTATGTTTGGTGCTAGTGATGATTTACAGATATACCATGATGGTACAAGTAGTTATATTGTAAATACAACAAATGATTTAGTAATTCAAGATGATACAAGAATAAGATTAAGAACTCCTTCTTTATTAGTAAACAATGCTTCTGATACTGAAAACATGCTAACTGCAACAGAAAACGGAGCAGTAACACTTTACTATGACAACTCAGCAAAAATAGCCACAACCTCAACAGGTATAGACGTAACAGGTACAGCCACAATGGATGGTTTGACTGTTGATGGCGATGCTATTATCCAAGATGCAACCCCAACATTAGAATTTAAAGATACTGATAACAATTTGATTGCTTCCGTTGGTGGTGCAAGTGGTTCTCTTTTATTAAAAGCTGATACTGGTAGTGGTACTTCTGGTGAAAGTATGCAATTTCATACAGGCGGCAGTCAAAGAGTTACCATTGATGCTTCAGGAAATGTTGGAATTGGAATAAGTAGTCCTAGTGCTAAACTTCATGTTGTAGAAACAAATACTAATACTATTGTTGGAAAAATTAAAAGTAGCACTAGTGCATCTTACCTAAGTTTTGAAGATAACAGCACAACAGCAGGTCAGGTACGAGTTGGTGCTATTGGTAATGAATTTGTTATAAATGCAGGTGGAGCAACTGCTGTAAGAATTGATAGCAATCAAAATGTTGGAATTGGAACGACTAGTCCATCATATAAATTACATACATCAGGTAGCGATGCAATACAAGCATGGTTTCAATCAACTCATGCTGATACTTGTCAAATACAATTATCAACAGCAACTACAAATTCTTTTGCAAGAATAACAAACAATGCAGGAACATTAATATATGAGAGTGATATAACTGGTGATAATGCTAGTTCAGGACATCAATTTAAAGTTGATGGCTCAGAAAGAATGCGTATTGATAGCTCTGGTCATATGTTTGTAGGCTCTAGTTCATATACTGGAAATACAACAGGTTCAGGTTCAGGTTTTTATAATGCTGGTGATGGCATGATATGTTTTGCATCAGGGCAAAGCACTCCAGCTATATTTAATCGTACTTCAGCAGATGGTAAAGTTATTGAGATTCGAAGAGATGGCACAACAGTTGGAAGTATTGGTGCTAATGGGTCATATCCATACATTGGTTCTCATGGTACTTCAGGCAAAGGTTTAAAAATTACCGATGCTTTATTACCAGCTACAAATAGTGGTGGTTTTAATGATGCAGATGTAAATTTAGGTGCATCAAATGTAAGATGGAAAGACCTCTACCTTTCAGGTACAGCTTATGTTGCTACTTCTGTTGGAATTGGAACGAGTAGTCCTTCTAAAAAACTTCACGTTTACAATACAGCAAGTGCAGATGTAGCATTATTAGAATCAACTCAAGTATTCTCAACACTAGCTTTTAAATCTAGCACCAATGCTTCAACAGTTACGATTGGTATTGATGGTGCAGGTAATGCATCTTTTGAAAATAAATTGTCATCAGGGAATATGACATTTGTGACCAATGGCTCAGAAAGAATGCGTATTGATAGCTCTGGACGATTGATGGTTGGACAAACATCTGCTTATGCACCATCAGGAAGTGGTGTTTCAATGGGTACTTTTCAAGAAAGTAGTGATAGCAGAACTAATCTTGTTGTTAGTAATCAAAATAGTGGTAGTTCAGCAGGTTCTAGTATTGTTCTTGCTTCGCATGGTTCTGATTATATTATTGAAAATCAAGGTAGCGGAAAAGGTGGAGCATTAACCTTTACAAGAGGCACTACAGAACATGTGCGACTTGATAGCTCAGGCAAAGTTGGAATTGGTACAGCTTCAGGAACAGGAAGTCTCCATGTAACAACTAAAGATAGTAATGGTTCTGATGTTTATTATGTAGCTCAAAATACAACTAGTAATAGATTAGCTGGTTATAAAATATTTGATGAAAGTGGTAATACTGGTGGAGTTTTCCAATATGATAATGGTGGTAATGCTCTAAATATTGGTACAGCAATAAATACACATTTTAGCTTTAATACTAACAATACTGAAAGAATGCGTATTGATACTTCAGGCAACTTGTTGGTGGGTGCTACATCATTTGGTTATAGTGGATCACAAGATGCTATACAGCTTGGTGGGGGTGAAGGAAGAATTGATATAGAAAACAATACTACCTCAACACAATATGTTGTAAGTTTCTATAATCCTAATGGTAATGTTGGTAAAATTACTACAAGTGGTAGCTCTACAAATTATGACACATCTTCAGACTACAGATTAAAAGAAAATGTAGATTATGACTTTAATGCTCTTGATAGAGTTACACAATTAAAACCAGCTAGATTTAATTTTATAGCCGATGAAGATACAACAGTTGATGGTTTCTTAGCTCACGAAGTACAAGACATAGTTCCTGAAGCTATTACAGGTGAAAAAGATGCAGTTGATGATGAAGGCAATCCTGAATATCAAGGAATAGACCAAAGCAAACTTGTACCTCTTCTAACCAAAGCTATACAAGAACAACAAGAACAGATTGAAGCCTTACAATCTGAAATTAATAAACTTAAAGGAGAATAAAAATGGAATGGAATGTAAACACAGTGGACGTACATCCACACGAAGAAGGACACGATGACGTTATTTATAACGTGCATTGGTATGTAACCAAAGTAGATGGAGAATGTTCTGCACATTCTTATGGTACGCAAAGCATAGATACATCTGATCTATCTAACTTTAAATCATTTTCTGAGGTAACAGCAGATATGGTTGAAGGTTGGGTTATTGATGCTATGGGTGAAGAAGAGGTTGCTAATTTAGAAGCAAGTTTGGATCAACAAATAGCAGAACAAAAAAATCCAACATCTATTACAAAAACACTTGAAACTTAGTATATAATTTAATTTTAATTAAGTTATAGGAAAATTATATGAGTAAAGAAAATATGGCAGATAATCAAGAACCAGTAATAATTACATACAATGGCACAGAGTACAGAGCTGCTGATCTAAACGAAGAGCAAATGGCTTTAGCTGCTAAATTAAATGTAGCTGGTAAAAAACTAGCTAGACTTCAAGATGCTTATGATGATTATGTTATCACTAACGAATACAAAAACTTAGTGATTGAATCATTTGATAGGGCTATCAATCCTGAGGTTGTAGAGGAAGAATAATGCCTGCTAGAAAGACTGCCAACGATGTACATTCAGATCTTAGAGTTCATGAAAAAATGTGCGAAGAAAGGTGGAAAACTATTTATAAAAAAACAGATGATTTACAATCATCAATAAATGGTATGCGACTTTGGTTAGTTGGTGGTCTTACAACAATTATAGCTTCTTTAATCACAATTATTGTTAGAGGTTTACTTTAACAAGAATTAATTTATGATAGACAAACTTATAGAACCGGTCGGTGACATTTTAAATAAATTTGTTTCTGACAAAGATTTAAAAACAAAACTTTCTCATGAACTTGAGAAAGAAATAATTTCATTAAACAAAGCACAATTAGAAGTAAATAAAGTTGAAGCAAAACACAGTAATATATTCGTTGCAGGTTGGAGGCCATTTATTGGTTGGTGTTGCGGTTTATCACTCGCTTATCATTTTATCTTAGAACCTATCATACAATATATTCTTATTGTAAATGGTATTCAATATGATACGCCTGAGTTTGATTTTAGTCAACTATCTACAATCGTTATGGCAATGCTTGGTATGTCAACATTGCGTACTTACGAAAAAACAAAAAAATAATATGTTAGATCATATACGACAAATGCTAATCAAAAACGAAGGATTAGTTTGTCACCCTTATAGATGTACTGCTAATAAATTAACAATAGGTGTTGGAAGAAATTTAGAAGCAAATGGTATATCAGAAGATGAAGCAATGTATTTGCTTGATAATGATATAAAAAGAGTTACAGATAATTTAGATAAAATGTGGCCTGTATGGAGAACATTTCCTGAACGTGCGCAATATGTATGTGTGGATATGGCATTTCAAATGGGAATCACAGGATTTATGAACTTTCGTCAAACACGAGCGCTTATGGAGATGGGGTGTTGGTTAGAAGCGTCTGAGGAAGTGTTAAGAAGTAAATATGCTACACAAACTCCTAACAGAGCAGCATATAACTCTAGACAATTAGCCTTATCAAAAGACCATGACAAAAAAGACAAAAGATCAAAACCAAAGTAGTACTAGATTAGGTGCTTTAGGAGAATCGTTAGTAAAAACATTTTTACTTGAATATTGTGACTTTGTATATGATACAATGCCACTACATCCAGCAGACTTATTATGTGAATTAGGTCCTGCAAAATACACAGTACAAGTTAAATCAAGAAATAAAACCCAAGAGGGTAAATATGTTTATGCGACAGAAAGTTCTAGGAGTCAAAGTAAGGTATATCAACAATACCATTGCGATATCATTGCTTTTGTGTTCATGCCTGATAAACGAATTCTCTTTAAACCGAATAATACTTCACAGACATATTTTACATTCCACACAGATATAATTACTCCTGATCTAGAAATAGATAGTTTTAAAGAAACATTAGATGTTTTATCTCAAGTACCTGAATTAAGTCCCTTATTAGATGAGGCCGACA